GGTTACATTTCCGCTTGCCTCTTGGTCAAATCGAATGGCTAATTGGTCTCCTACTGTTTGAAGTGCATATATGTTTGCTCCGCTTGATGTTCCAGCAGAAAAAATTGTTCCCGTTGAAGATAAAGTAGTTCTCTTTACCCAGCAACTCCAAGTCCAAGTCTTGCGATTACCAGCAGACCCAGGAGTGCGATTTAAGTAGGCACTATCCGCAGAGTTGAACCGCAGGCTGCGCTCGATCTGATAAGCGGCAGGAGAACCGCCTAGTAATACTTGTTGGATTCCGCTCACGAGACATTCCCCTGTACTACGCAGACCGTACTGGAAATAAACACGATAGTTGCTAAACCTCTAGATGCTAAAGTCATAGTTGCTTTATCAGAATCGGTTCCTGCGATATATGCTGTGGTGATAGAGCAAGTAATAGTAATTGTACCAGAGGTGTTATTAAAGACAGAGATAACATCTCCTTCAGCAAATGTCGCGTCAGGGATGGTGATAGACCCGCTAGAACCTACTTGGACATACTTACCAATATCTGCTGTCGCAAGAGTATAAGATGTTGTTTTAGTTCCTACTGCTGGAACATTGCGGTAGCCAAGTGTAGAGGCATCTGGAGGTAATGTATAGGTATTTGTAGAAGCTGCTGCAGGAGCGTTAAGGGTTGCTGTTCCGCTAGAGGAACCAGAAAGTTTTAGATTACCAGAACCAAATGTTTGAGCCGCAGTAAAAGTCTGTGCTAAATCAGAAGCTGCAACAGTGATAGTAGCATCAGGAATAGTTACAGTCCTAGCCGCACTAGGAGATGATGTAATAGTAGAAACAAAACTTGTACTGCCGCCATCAATTCTAATTGCCATCGTAATTCTCCGTTATAGCGTAACCCATTTAGCACCGCTAGGAACAGTTACAGTAACACCGTTATTAATTGTTACTGGTCCAACCGTTAATGCGTTCTTATTTGATGTAATTGTGTAGTTAGTAGTAATTGTTTGATCGTTTTCCCAAAATGCTAAATCTGTACCACCACCTGTTAAACCTACTCCTGTTGGTCCAGTAGGACCTGTAGCTCCAGTAGAACCAGTTGGTCCAGTTGGCCCAGGAGGACCAGACGGACCTGTTGCGCCTGTTGGTCCAGTAGGGCCAGTAGGACCAGGGTCTCCTTGCAATCCTTGAGGACCTGTTGGGCCTGTAGGACCAGTTAATCCAGTTGGACCAGTAGGCCCAGGTGGGCCAGCATCTCCTTGTGGGCCAGTAGGACCTGTCGGGCCAGTAGGTCCAGGAACTGTAGAGGCAGGGCCAGTTGGTCCTGTAGGTCCTGTTGGACCCGTTGGGCCAGTATCTCCCTGTAATCCTTGCGGCCCTGTCGGTCCAGTTGGTCCAGGCGAACCTGTTGGACCAGTGGAACCAGTTGGGCCAGACGGTCCTGTGGGTCCTGGGGAACCTGTAGAGCCTGTGGGTCCAGTTGGTCCTGTAGGACCTGTTGAACCTGTTGCGCCTGTTGGACCAGAAGGACCAGTAGGGCCTGTAGCACCATTAGGAATACCAAGTGCTAAGGAGATTGTATTAGAGTTATATGATACTGTTGGAGTGGAGCCAGCAGGTAACGCTGAGACAGAAACATCTAAGCCAGTGGTAAAATCAATTGTACTTTGTGCAGAGGCAGCAGCGGCAGCAGCACTATTAGCCGCAGCAGTAGCGGCATTTACAGCAGCTTGTGCTTCATTGGCTGCATCTGCTGTTGCGTCGCCTGGGCCACCAGGACCACGATATATCGCCATTTAAGTCCTCTTGTAGTTTTACTCAGTAAACTTAGTAAATTTACTTAGTAAAACTCCCCAGACCTTGGGAGCCTGGGGAGAAGCCGTTGTGCTATGGGAGCACTAAGCTATTGATCAGTCCACAACCAGACCAACTGCGGCATCGGTACGGAGAGTCTTAACACCGTACAGAGTATCAGCAGTCATCAGATCAGCAAGCCACTCTTGCTTGTACTGGGTCTGTGAGCGAACACCCATCTGCTCAACCAGCGTGAAGGCATCACGGTGGAAGAGACCGGCCAGACGCTTGCCAGACTCAGGAGTCGGTGCGTTGCTGGAGATGTACACTTCGATACCGTACAGGTTACCAACACGACCATTGCGGATGGTGTTAGCAGCACCAGACTCACCAGTAAAGGCTTGCTCGGTGTAACGGTCAGTACCCATCAATGCATTGCGCAGTACGGGCGGGATAACAAAGGAGCGACCATCCATCGGCACATCAGCATCGTCCAGATACTGAATAGCGGTACGGAAGCCAACATCACCAAACTTACCTTCCGTGCTGGACACAGAACCGTCATAGGCAACCAGAGCGCCAGTCGAGTCAGTGAAGGTAAATACACGGCTGTTAGCATAGCTAGAACCGTTACCATCACCGATGGACTTCCACAGCGACCAGATGTCAGTGTCAACCTGCACACCGAGTGAGTCGGTCAGGGTCTTCCAATTGTAGTCGGATTAAGTCAGCCCTTCGATAAATCTTAGAAGATGTAGGCGAGGATGCGTTAGAACCAACATCAACAGTTGCTGCCTTGATAGCAGCCTTCTGTGCGGCTTTAGCCTCCTGTGACGGAACTGCAGCCTGAACAGACGCTTTAGGTTTAACATAACTCCAACTGCCTAACAGTTCTGCTGCTGAATCGTAGTCAAACTCTGCATCAGCCGCAGCATACAACCGCATACGAACTGGTGAAGCCTTGACCCACTCTGCAAACGCAGGATCAGCAACTGTCTGCTGAAAGTCTGGGAAGTTCTGTTGTAACTTTGTAAATGTCTGTTGCTGTTTTAGAAACTGTGCTTGTTGCTTGGCTTCTAAAATAGCAGGATGTTGCTCTACAGCCTTACTTACAGCTTTCTTCGGATCTTCGAAGAAGTCGATCTCGTCTTCTTTTGCGGCAGGAACTTCTTCCTTCTTGGAGTCGAGTTGTCGCTTAATAAGTTCATCAGCTAGCTTACGCACTTCCCCAACTTCTTGGGCTTGTCTACCAATTAGCTTCTCAGCCTCTTGGTGCATCTTGATAATTTCATCAAGACTCTTGCCCTTGTACTTGGGCGGAAGGTCTTCAACAGTTTCCTGCTGTATTTCTTCCTGTGCTACTTCCTCTTGAGGTTGCTCTTCTTGAGTCTCTTGAGTAATATCTGCTGCTTCAAACTCTTCTTCTTCTTGCGTTTCGATTATTTCTGCCACATTATCCTCCTGTCCACAATGGATTCTAGGAAATTAAAATACCCATCGGATCAGCTATTCTTTTCGCTTTTCTTTTGATAGGCTCTTGCTGCCTCCTCATGTTTTCTAGCCCACGCATCATGTGCTGTCGGAAACGCACCTGTGATGCCCTCCAACACAAAGCGGGGTGACGAGATAATACGAGAGGCTTCATTGTGACAATGTGGGCACTCAATAGAGCGAACCTCATCATCAACAAATTTCTCACTGATGTGGTCTTTCACACACCTAAATTCAAATATCCGCTTCATCGTTGTAACTCCTCATAAGCATCTTCGGACGCTTCTTTGAGTTTAAACATGAAGTTAAGGATGTCTAACTGTCCCTTGGCATAGTACAAGTCCTCTATGCCGTTACATCTGTCTAAATCCTTTGATACTTCTTCAATCTTGCGTAGGTCTTCGATCAGGTCTTGCCATCCCTTGGATGCCATCATGTCGAACCTAGCCTCGTAATAGGCTTGTAACTCTTTATCCACAGTTTCTCCTTATTAGGACTGTGTTGTATTTCTACAACAGTGTATTAATTATACCACACTTTTATGATTTTGTCAAGTTTTTTACTGGACTTTCGTCTTCATCTGTGCTTCTACGATGTTTTCCTTGGTTTTTAGCTCTCTATCCTTCAAAACTAGGTCTGCAACCTTGAGTCTTCGCTCAAAATCGTCAGTGGTCTGGTTGTTCAGGTTAGTGGCAGAAGCCTGAATAATGTCTACTCGCATCTTCTCAGGCATCAGTTGGGCCTCAACACTGGTCTTCTGAGCCTTTGCAAGGCTTTCCTGGGCGTTTGCTTGGCTCTCTTGTGCTCTACCCTGCAGTTCAGCAATCTGAGCCTGTAGAAGGGCTATCTGAGCCTCCTGTTGCATCTGTACCATCTGCTGTTGGGCTGGATCAGGCTGGTTCATCTGGTCCAGAGCAGTTACTAACTCCTCCTTGTTGGACAGACTGGAGCCTTTGATGATGCCTTTTAGGACCAAAGGCAGTACAGGGCTGTCAGGACCAAGGGTTTGCAGTAGGCCAATGAACTGCTGTTGCTCGTATTCCCTAGCAACCATGCCCAAAGTAGAGGCGGGGACAAAGGTAAAGTCTCTACTAGGATAACGCTCTGGGTCATACTGCATATACCGCACTGCAACCTTCTTAATCAGAGGGATTAGGAAGTCATCTTGGAAGTTCATCAGTGCCTGCTTGTTCTTCTTGATGATAGAAGACATAGCCAGAGACATAGAAGCACCACCAGCCTCGCCTGAGGCAACTGCACGAGTCATGGACTGGCTATCTAAAGTACCTGTGGCCTGAAGTAGCATAGTCTCAAACCGTTCAGCGGTCTGGATGTTACCTGCGTCAGTGGAGCCAAACTTAAACGGGAATAGGATCTCGTTAGGATTACCGTTAGTAAGCAGTGTCTTTCCAGGTTGGACCTTGTAGTTGACACCACGAGGTAGGCGTGTAGCGTCTGCAGCCATCATAGGAGCAGTGGTCAAGGCCAGAGAGTCAAGGTGGCTACGCAGTTGGGCATCAATAGCCTTCTGCATATTGTAGCCTTTCTCTACTGTACCAATGCCAACGATACGACCAGGGACCTTCTCAGGTGCGTAGGTGACGATAGGGCGGTCCTTCATCATGTACGGATTGGCTTCTGCCTTAAGCAGGTACTGGTTATTAGCGATAACAACCACAGCCTCTACTAAGTCACTATACTGGTCAGCATCGCTATCATCTGGGAAGAGGTCTGCTACTTCCTTACCATCATTTTCCAGTTGGTCGAGATATTCACGAGGTACTAATCCGTAGTAACGAAGGATTCTAACCTTGTCTTCTTGGTAGAGTGTATCCAGTTGAGTTGGCTCAAGAGCATTATCAGAATACTCAGGACCAATATTAACCTTTCGGTAGATCCCATCTTCGATTCCTTTTACAACCTTGAACAGGCTGGTATACTCTTCGACAGCAACTCCGAGAGCCTCTTCAACGGTTTCTGAGTTAGGGTCCCAGAGGAAGTTACGAGGATGAATAGATTTGACAGGAACAACTACCTTCTCTACTTCAGTGACACCGATAGCGGCTACCTGAGCGCCTGGGATAGGCTGAGTGGTAGGAACAAGTTCCATAACATTCTTAACTTGGATCTCTGCGATACCAAGGCCATAGACTTCAGCATTACGATTAACCTCAGACCAGGTTTTATCTGCCTTGGTAGCCTTGAGGTCTTCGTGTAGTTGTTGTGCGGTCATCTCAACATCAACGGTTTGACCGTCACTGATATTATCTTGTAGTTCAAAGAACTCGCCACGCCCAGTAGTAGCCTCCATAATCTCGGAGGTCTTGTTCTCTACCGCCTGTCGGATAGCAGGAGACACAATCCTTGAACGCTCAGACTCCCTAGTCTTGTCTTCGTCTGACCAGATACCGTAGTAGAGGCGCTCGTACTCATCCCACTTCTTCTCGTAGTTTACTTCTTTAAACTCACGCCAGCGGTCACAATGAGTAGTAATAAAGGATACTAAGTCCTTATCTGCTTCGGTAACTGGGGTTTCTTTAAACTCAGCCATGATTAGTCCTTAGTGGTATCACCAAACGGATCAGCGGATTCTAGTTCTTCGTATTCGACTTCTACTTCTTTAGTCATCGGCTTGAAGATTTGTTTATCACCTAGTCCTTCGCCTTTGGCTGCAGTGATAATAGTCATCATGCAGTAAGGAGATAGCTTATCTAGCTCCTCTTTGATTACTTCCCATACGCCTTCGTTAGTAATCAGAGAGTCCCAGTTCAGCGGAACAAACTCTTCTTTCTCTTCCATCATGTAATCCATACTGCCTCCTAGTAACCAGATATAGGGTCTAAAGCCTCATATTCATCATCTTCAACCATGTCAGTAAACTCTGTGATACCAATCTGGTCGATGTAAGCTAAAGCATCAATTAAATCGTCATGCACCTGCGAGTTAGGAAAGTTAAGTAGTTGGTCTACGAACTGCTTATTCCACTCGCCTCTTACTAACTTAATCCTTCCATGTTCGAAGCGGCCCTGTAAGGCCCAGACAATCCGGTCTGTCTTCTTCTTGTTGCCATGAGTCAACTCTGTC